GGACATGCCCGGAATTACCGGTCAAGGCACCACATACAACCTGCCCAACTTCGTCGGTGAACTGTTCCAGATCACCCCGGAGGCAACCCCTCTGCTCTCTGCTATCGGTGGTCTCACCGGTGGTGTCTCGGTCAAGTCGACTGAGAAGGAATGGCAGATCGAGGATTTGCGCGACAACGACCAGAATGTTGCGCTTGAGGGTGCGAACGCTCCGGCCGGACAGTCGCGTGTTCGCTCAAACGTCACGAACGTGGCCGAGATTCACCACTCTGCGGTGGAAACTTCGTACACGAAGCAGGGCACCCAGAACAAGACCAGCACGGCAGGTGTTGAGGGCACAAACCCGATCGCCAACGAGCATGACCACCAGGTCATGAACGAGCTGAAGGCTGTCGCGAAGGACGTGAACCACGCGTTCTGGAACGGCGAGTACAACAAGCCTGTCGACAACACGACCGCACGCAAGACTCGTGGTCTGTTGCAGGCGATCAGCACCAACCGTGTCATCTACGGTTCCGGTGAACTCACTGCCACCACGGCAACGAACGTCATCACTGTCACTCACGCGCTCAGCGTGGGCGACAAGGTCGTGTTCACTGCTCGCGACGCAATCACCTCGGTGGTCATTGGCAAGGTGTACTTTGTCGAGTCGGTCTCCACGACGGTCTCGTTCAAGGTTGCCGCTACCTCTGGCGGCGCGGCCATCACCCTCGGCACCGCAACCGGTGTGAAGGTCATCCCGATCTCCACGTCGGCGCCCACGCTGGACACCTACAACGGGTTGTTCCAGAAGGCGTACGACAACGGTGGTCTCGGTGACGTTGTTTCGGCAACGATCGCGTGCAACTCCTCGCAGAAGCGGAACCTGACCGCCACGTACGCCTCGGCATACGCGAAGTCGGACCCGCTGGCCGGAACCCGCAACGTCGGTGGTGTGAACCTCACCACGATCGAGACGGACTTCGGAACGCTCAACATCATGCTGGACCGCCAGCTCCCGCAGGATGCTCTCGCGATCGTTTCGCTTGAGCAGCTCGCACCGTTCTTCCTCGAAGTCGAGGGCCAAGGTCACTTCTTCGAAGAGCCTCTGGCCAAGGTCGGCTCTGCGACTCGTTCGCAGTTGTACGGCGAGATCGGTTTGGAGTACGGCAACGAGAAGGCTCACGCTCAGCTGCGTGGACTCCCGGTCTTCGTTTAGACCGACCCTGCGAGGTCGCGGCGCATCCCTTGTGTCGCGGCCTCGCACCACCCTCCCTCTCTGATCGGAGCATCCCGTGTCCAAGCAGTACCGCAAGAAGCCCGTCGTCATCGAAGCGATGCAGTTCGACGGCACCGAGGCAAGCGCAGTCGGCGTCATCTCATGGATGGGCAGCAACGCGAAGGCCCGCTACTTCGAGGAAGACACGGAGATCCGCGTGCACGGAGAAGTTGCCCTCATCGCAGCTCCGGCTCGCATTCGCATTCGCACGCTCGAGGGTGACATGTTCGCCACCCCGGGTGACTTCATCATCAAGGGCGTACAGGGTGAGTTCTACCCATGCAAGCCCGACATCTTCGCCGCCACCTACGAGGAGGCCTAACCATGGCTCGCATCACACATCCGCGCCCGCAGGCCGGTAAGCAGACGTTCGTCGGCGTGACCTTCTATGACGGGTTCGCTGAGGTTGCTGATCTCCACCCAGAGGTTCGTGCAGCGCTCGTGCTGCACAACTTCACGATTGAGGACACTGAGCGCCCCGTACAGCCCAAGAAGCGTTCCGGCAAGCGCAAGCCCGCGAAGCCCAAGAAAGTCGCTGAGCAGGTCACCACGCACGCTGACGGCAGCTTCACCGCTCCGGACGGCTACACCGGTGCACTCCCGGACGCTGACCCTAGCCAGACCGGGCCGTTCGCGATCGTCGAGATGTCTGACGGCACGACCATCGGTGACGGTAAGTCCCTCGCGACCCTCCCTGCCAACGACGAGGAATAGACCATGGCACAGCGTGTGTACGCCACAGCAGCCGAGTACGGGGCTTTCGCTGAGGAACCATTCGATGGCGACGAGACGAAGCTCAGCAAACGGTTGCGCTCCGCATCGTCCGAAGTCGATGGCCTCACCCGCCTTGCCCGATACGACGTTGATGTCGATGACTACCCCACGGATGCCACAATCTCTGATGCGTTCATGGAAGCAACATGCGCGATCGTCGAGTTCTGGGAAGAAACCGATGACCCATACGGTGCTGATGCTGCACAGGGTGCGGTGAAGATCGGCTCTGTGTCGCTCGGCACTACCAGCAGCACCCAGCAGGGTCTCAGTCCTCGCGAGAAGCTCGTCCAGCGCATCGGTGAAGCTGCTGTGACCATCCTCACGAATGCGGGTCTTATATCCGCGACCGTTTACCACTCGTAGGGAGCGCTCATGCCTCGCCTGCGCAGGAAGCATCTCCCACACCGCATTATCGTCACCCGCCTCGCTGGGGAAGGCGCTGAGGGTCTCACCTATGCCACACCTGTGACTGATGTGCCTGCGTATGTGGAGCAGAAGTCGAAGCTGGTGGTCGACCGCCGTTCATCCTCCCCCACAGTGGGGCAGGAGATCACCGCCGCGACGTTCATCGTCCTGCTCACCGCAGATGATGTGCTGCCCGCATCGAAAGTCACGGTAGGCGTCGGCACAGCGCGCGAGCGTGAAGCTGAAGTCATCGACTCCGCGTTCTTCCAGTATCCGCGCACTCCAAGCCATGTGGAGATTTGGGCAACATGAATGACATCAGCTCGCAAGTCACCGTCACTCTCAACTTCAATGCCGTCGTCGCAGAAATCCTTATGGGTGCGCAGGGCGGCGTCAACAAGTCTGCTGAGCGTCTACTCGCGCTGTCGTCCGTACAAGTCCCCTTCGACACCGGCGACCTGTCGAACTCAGGCGGTGTCGTCAACCAGTTGGCCGACCGCTCCGAGATCAGTGCGCAGGTCGTCTATGACCGCCCGCAGGCTGCACGCCTGCACGAGCACCCCGAATACAACTTCTCGACCGACAGCAACCCCGGCGCCAAGGGCAAATATCTTGAGGATCCTGCGATGCAGAACGTCGAGGAGTTGCGAAAGATCGTTGCGAAGGAGGCGGGCGGTGCCTGATTCCTACCTAGTGCTATTTGAGCGTGGCCTGGCACAGCACCTCGATGACCTCGAACTTGGCCTCTACAAGACCAGCGCCGACTACACCGCCGCCGAGGCGACACTCGCACGGCCCGCGATCGTGTCCGGCCCTGACCTTCCCATCACTCTCGACAACGTGCTTGCGCTCACCACTCTCGATCCGATCCGTGAAGGGCGTGCGAACTTCACCCACCGCATCCAGATCCTCTCCCGACTCAAAGGCACGAAGGTGCAGGCCCGCAACCTCGCATGGAACCTTGCGACTGCTCTCGATCACAAGCAGAACATTCCGTCCGGGTTCAACGTGTCGTGGGTTTCTTTGTTCTCACAACTGACCTTCACGAAGGACAGTAACGGCCGGTACTCGACCGCGCAAACCTTCTACTTCAAGGGTCGCCGCCCGCTCTCCTGAGCACACCTAGACCGCCCCTCTCTGGAGGGGTTCGCCGGCATGCCCGGCATCCCCCATCAATCAAGGAGCAAAAATGTCCGATCAGACGCTTTACAACACGACCGCCCAGACTGAGGGCAGCCTGCAGCTTGCCCATGAGAAGATCCTCCGCGTCAAGCGTGGTGGTGTTTTCGAGAACATCTCTGGTGACTGCAACAACATCAACGGTCTTGCCACTGATGTCATCCAGGCGCGGGAGAACTACGGCAACAAGACCACACAGTCGATGGAGAAGATCGGCGAGAACTGGGTCATCACGACCGACGTTGAAGCTGTCCGCGACGAAACCGGCGCGATCGCTCAGGCGTGGCTCATTGCCCTGCTCAACATCGCCAAGGCGAAGGGTGCCGCGAACAAGGTCGACATCCAACTGTTCGATGGCAAGGATGAGAACATCCCCGCCATCGAGGGCAACTTCTCCGTGTCTGTCGCACCGTTGAAGACCGGGTTCGCAGAATCCGGCGGATACAAGTTCACGTTCACCTCCAACGGTGTCGTGGATTACATCACGTCCCCGATTGCGGGCACGGGTGAGCCGATCATCGAGTCAGTGTCCCCGACGTCTGGTGCGGCTGTGGGCGAGATCATCGTTCTCCGCGGTTACAAGTTCACCGGCACCACGGGTATCGCCATGGACGGCGCTGCCGTCTTGGAGTTCACCGTGTACGACGACAACACCCTCGCGATGCTCGTTCCCGCCACCGTTTCTGGCGCGGCACCGATCATCGACACGAACGCGACCGGCGCATCCGCAGCGTTCGCGTACGTCGCCGCAACCTAGCAATGAAATGACGGGGGTCTCTCGTACAATCGAATGAGAGACCCCCGCATCTGCGCTAACAGACCGGGGGCGTGACCAGCATTGGAGTGCTGATATGAACAAGCGTACCTGCATCATCGAGAACTGCGACCGAACGCACTACGCGCGCGATATGTGCAAAATGCACTACCAGAGGCGGCGCACCGAAGGCGCACTCGACTTGCTGCCGCCGGTTTCGCTTGCGTCTCGTCTGGTCTCTGGCATTGTCGAGGATTCTAACGGCTGCCTTGAGTGGACCCGAGCCACCGATTCCAAGGGGTACGGCCAGATTCGATCTGGAGGGCGGAGCGGACGGCTAGTTGCCACACACCGTCTTGCATGGGAGTTGGCCCACGGCCCGATCCCAGTAGGGCTGCATGTTCTCCACACCTGCGACAACCCGCCCTGCTGCAACATTGATCATCTTTTTGTCGGTACTCCAGCCGTCAACATGCAAGATCGCAGAGACAAGGGCCGTCACTTCAACCAGACGAAAACCCACTGCATTCGTGGGCACGAGTTCACCCCCGAAAACACATATGTCTACAGGGGCCGGAAAGGGCGTCTCTGCCGATGCTGCCGCGCATGCAAGCGAACCGCAGCAAAACCTAGGAGTCAATTTCAATGACCATAACCGCTTCCCAACAGGGCCGCGACCTTCACATCACGGTGATAGGTATCGACGAACCATTCGTCATCAAACCTCTTCCGGGGCGTGCAGGATTACAGATCACTGACACGTACCTCAACGGAGCAACCGGCACCGCCACCAGCGAGCAGATGACTGATGCTCTGGCGATCGCCGTTGACGGCGCCACCCTCGAGGGCGACGTGTGGGTGCCGCGACCGCTCGACGAACGCACTGTCGGGAACCGGATGGGACTCGAGCTGTCGATCCCTGAAACAGAATCTGTTGCGCTCGCCGCCATGTTCTGGCAGACGATCCTCGGTGTGTCCGGTGTCAACGCCTACATCGAAGGCGGTGAAGGCCTTGCTGGAGGGGTAAAAGCACTCTGGGCGCTGGTCGCACGTTTGGGGCTCTCACCCTCGCGGACATCGCCCAGTTCGGCATTGGAAACCCTGATTCAACTGGCAGATA